TATCATCAGTATCTAAATGGGGTTTTGTTTTTTTGTAATATTCTCTTAATAAACTAGTGTTATCCATTTTAGACACATCGCGATTGAGATTAACATAATCTTCAACTGTACCGCCAGTGTCTTCCATGAACTTAACAAGTTTATCTATATTTTCTGGTAAAACTTGATTTTCTTTTACCAGTTCATCTTCTTTGACTGAAGTAACAGTTTCAATTGTTTCTTCAACTTCATCATCTTTTATTAATTCTAATGGAGAATCAGGTTCTTCTAGTACTTCTTCCTTGTTTTCAGTGATTTCATCTTCCTGATTGGGCTCGTCCCGCAATGCCACTTTGGTTTCTTCCCCGCTTTCAGTGCTTTGCTTTCCTGTGTCTTGCACGCTATCAGTTGTTTCCCCTTGTACGGCATTTTTTTCAGTTTTTGCAGGTTCGTCTAAATTTACTTTGTAAACCCCATCGTCTTGTAATCCAAAAGATTTATCAACTTCTCCATTTTCTACAGCTTGTTCTAAAACTGCAGTTTCTTGAGATTGAGGATTTGTATCCGCATCTGGTACGGCTTGTACTTGTACTTTTTCTTCCATAATATAATATAATTAATTGTTTTTTACCTTGGTTCAAATCTAGATAAATCAATACCACCTAGTACATCATTACCTTTTGATTCAAATGATTTTGCTGGCTTACCCGTGTCTGGTGGTCCAGCAATACTACTTACTGACATTTTAGTATTTGCAATTTCTCTTTGCGTTTGATTTTGAGCTTCTACTAATTCTTTTTGAGCTTGAAGTTCTAGCTCTTTTAATTGAACATTTAACTCATATTCAAATTGCATTAATTCTCTTTTAGTTCTAGCTTCAACTTCTAGTTTTTTAATTTCAAATTCTATATCAGCTTTTCTGTATTGAATTTTAGATTCATTTTTAACCTGCTCTGCTTGTGTTTTAGCATTTTCAACTTCTATTTGAGCTTGACCTTGCGCTTGAGCTTGTGCTGCGCTTGCTGCCGCAGCTTGTTTTTGATCTACTTGCTGCTTTTGTATTCTTCTAAATTTTAATAATTGATTAGCTAATTGTATGTTTTTTATTTCTCTAACATCTATAGCATCTTCTAAAAATATACTACCTGCAGCTAATGCTACTTGTATATTAGCTTCTACTAATTGTTTTTCTGCTACATCAGGTTCTAACTCTAAAAATATTCCAAAATCATGCAAATGCATGTCTTTCATTTCTTCTAAAGATCCTACTGAAAAAGATCCTAAAGCACCTATAAAAGCTTCTTTTGTTGGATGATATTCTAAAACATCTTTAAATCTTAAAGCTATACATTCAGCTAATTTAGTAGTTATAAACATACTACTATCTAGTATATGTCTAGTTGCAACATTACTATTTGCTGCAGCTAATTTTTGTACACCAACTAATGATTTTGGATCAGGATCAGAACCATCTCTAGCTTCGTTTAATCCAGTTATATCCCTTATCATTTGAATATACTGATTATAAGCACCAACTAGTATTTGAACTTGACCACCACCACCGCCTGGAAGTTCTGTTATAGGAACTTTTCCCATGTTTTGGTCTCCGTCAACAGTTAAAGATCTACCTATAATTGATCCCGTTTGAAAGTACATATTTAAAGCCTCTTGAGGATTATAATTAGTACCATTACCTAAATCTATTTCAGCTAATCCATCAGCATCTAAATAAACACCTGAAGGTGTCATTCTTTGAATAGCTTGCTGCATTTTTAAATGCGTTAACTGTATTAAATCAGCATAAGGCATCATCTTAGATACTAAAGAATTTATTGAACCTCTATATATTCTTGGTGCACTTACTACATAATTCATTAATACTAAATTAGTATTTGAATTAGGCCTAATCATATTAGTTGCTTTTTTCCATTTCAACAATCTATTAGAACCAAGTATTAAAACTCCTTCGTATAAAACCTCAACTGCTTCTGCTACTTTTTCAAATCTTGATCTATCGTCCTTAGGCGGATTAAATGAATCGTCTTTTTTTATAGCTTTCTTAGCTCCAGTTGAAGTTTCTTTTATTTTGTATACATTGTTTTCCCATGTTTTCCAATTAAAATACAAAACTGAAACAATATTATCGTCATTATTATTTTGATTATTTGAATTATCATTATAAGACGTCCAATCATAACTTTGTCTAGCTAGTTCTCTATATTCTTCGTTACTTATGCCAGGAAATTCTTTTTTTAATTCATTTAATTTTACTCTTTTAACTTCACCAAAATAATAACAATCACTAAAATTAGGGTCTTCAGTATAAGACCATATTAAATTAGCTGGATCAACGTAATTAAGCTTTATACCGTCTGTATTATTAAAAGTACATTTACCAGCACCAATTCCAATTACAGCTAAATCATAGTCTATACGTTTTTTTATTTCTTTATAATCATTTGATAAAAAAACATTATTAATAGCTTGTTCTTCTGCAATTTCAATACCTTGTTTATAATTTAATTGCATAAACAATTGAAACTCTTCACTGTTTAAGGGTAATTGATCTTCGGGAACAGTTCTAGGCGCTTGACCTAATTCTGTTTCCATTACTTTTAATAATTCAGCAGCTGCTAAATCTTTTTCTATTCCCTTTACAAATTTAGTTTTTCTATCTGTAGATATTGGATCTTGACCAACTGCTTTTATAGAAAAAAGTCTATCTTGCATGCCATTTACAACTACATCTACAAACTTAGGTATAATAGGTACTGGTTTCCAGTCTAAGTTTAAATAAGACAAATCTCCATTTACAGAAAACTCATCTTTATATTTACCTATAGATTGCTCGCCTCTAGCGTATAGTCTAAGCATATGGTATTGATTTGAAGACTGATAAAATCTTCCTACATTACCATCTCTATTAAACCAGTCTTGCTCTATAGCTTTAGCTACCTGTAATCCGTACTCATCTGATACTTTTTCAGAATCTGAAACCGCTTGACTCGGAAATGAACTGTATTGTCCTGTTGTTACTGCCATATTTATCTTATTATCTCACTTCTTGATCCTTTGTTATTGTATTTTGAAAAACCAAAATCAAGTTTTTTTACTGTTCGTTCTGCATTAGGTCTATACATATGTTTTCTACATGCCATTAAAGCTAAACCACTACTTATAGAAGCATCGAAAGCTGTTCTTTTTGATATATCAAACTTAGCCCAATCTTCTAATGTTCTTTGAAAAAACATATCACCGTGATCATCTCCTTTAGATCCTACATATTCTTCTATGTAAGATTCTATAGCAGCTGCGTGTGCTTGTTTTATGTCTTCTGAAGTATTAGGTATACCACCTAATTCTGCTTCTGTTTTTGATAACTTACTTCTAAGTTTATCCGGTCTATTCATTGAAAAACCTCTGTAACCTCTTCTTTTAAAATGATATAATAGTCTTGGTTTATTGTTTTCAGCAAGTATTGGCATTCCGTAAAATACACAAGCCATTAAAACATCTTCAAAGAATATTTCAGCTGTTTGAGGTCTAGCTACGTATTCTAAAAAAAACTTAGTACTAGGTATTAATGGATCCATTGAAAATGTAGTTAAACCATGAAGTGCTCCGTTTGAACCTCCACCGCCTACCGTTCCTGATATGTCATATGAATCACATCCAAATGCACCTAGGCCATCATTTCCAGGATATTTAATTCCACTTTTATTTATTATTCTATTTCTATGATTAACAGGTGGTATCCATGATATGTAAAAACGACCTTTTATATTTGGTTGCCAAACAACATCTCCATCAATTCTACCATTATTCCATCCAAAATTACCTCTAACAACATTACCTTCTCTTGTCATAACTTCATTAAAATCTATTTGTTCATAGATTTTAGTTAAATTAAATAAAGAGTTAATTGTTTCATCTCTAAAAGCATGTTTTTCTGATCTTGGAAATTGTCTATAATACTCATTTAAAGCATCACTGTCGCTTTTTAAGCCATCAACTTCATTCTCCCAGTGTTCAACGACTCCCGTATATATTTTATCTCCATCAATTCCTTCAACCGGTTCTGATGGTGTATCGAAGACAGGATACCCATACTTATCAATAAACCCTTCATATCCCCATTCCATAGGTATAAACAAAGAATATAATCCACTTGTAGTCTGGCCGTTGCGATTTCGTTTTGTAACATCTGAATTATAAAATAACTTTTTAAAATTATCACCACCTTTAGCTAGTGCATTAGATGTTGATCCCATCATACATTTACCAACTATACGAGCTCCTAATCGTAAACACGTTTTTGTAACCCTCCAGTTGTTGAGGATGTTGTCGGGCCTCTCCCATTTACCCGATTCGTCATGGACGAGGAGTTGTAATTTCTCTCCATCGTACGAGTTGTCCCCTGTATTCTTCCAGTCGATTGTTGTATCCAATCCGATCCCCAGGTTTTTTTCTTCTTGACCGGTTTCTCTAAGGGAATTTCTGGTAAGTCTTTTGGATGGTATCTTGTAGGATAATTCTGTTTTGGGACGTTCCATTCCGTCCTGTATTGGTTTGAAGAAAAACGGGTAGTTGATTGAAATGGGTACAATCTTGTCTGTAAACATCTTCTTTGCATCCGCTCCAGTTTTAGATAAAACGCCAAATCTAGAGTCCTTGGAAGTGGTTGCCAAATTGACTGTCTCTGATGACGCCATGAAGCTAAACCCAGACCGTCTATTCTTGAGGTAGCACATTCCGTAAGATCTTTTATCAGCCTTGCATGCCTCCCAAAAGTAGTAAAAGATTCTGTTTGCCTGCCTAAAATCAGGCGATCCAACGTCGATCTTTGTCCAAGTGAGATATACATAGTGCGATCCTGTAATGTAGTTCGCGGAACCGTT